TTTTACCCATCAAACCAGCGCCGAGTGATTGAATCAGTAAACCCCCGATCTTTAAGAACGAGCTTGAGTAACTGACCACAGTCGCAACTAATGCTGTAAGTAACGCGGTCATCAACTGAATCACAATCGGCAGTTGTTGCACAATCGCTTCGCCAAATTGACCGACCATTGCGAAAAATGCAGCAATAATTGCTGGTGCATTATTACCAATAGCATCCATGATTGCGATTAATAGATTCGTTGCGGCAGCAGCAATCTGAGGTACATAACTGGTTAGAGTATTAAGAAAATTAATTAAGATGTTCGCAAAGCCAGCTACAATTTGTGGCATGTAAGTTGCTATCGCATTAAGTAGTGCAGATAAAATCTGCATGAAACTACTTGCGATTTGCGGTGTGTAAGTCAAAATTGTATTAAGAATCGTCATTAGCATCTGCATAAATCCATTAGCGATTAACGGCGTTGCTGCTACAACTGTATTGACTAAGGTCGTTAGTAAAAGCAAAAACGTCTGGCTGATCTGTGGTGCTAAAGTATTAATCGCAGTTAAAATAGCAGTACCTAGTGCAATAAATGCTTGTGCAATCAGTGGTGCGTTAGAAATCACACCATTTAGCATAATTGTCATCATAGCTATAAATCCAGTACCGACAGCAGCAAATGTTGGCACAATGGCATTCACGTGAGTTGTTAAACCGGTAAAGGCGACAATCAAAGCCGCAATACCCAACGCAGCCGCACCAATGCCAACGCCAACAGCCGCTACCGTCACACCAAACGCAACCATACCAGCGGCACCAGCCGTCAGTCTTGGCCCTAATAATGCAAACGTAGCAGCTAAAGCAGCAATGCTTATAGTTACGGCGGTTAGTGTTACAACACCAGCGTCGCCCGTTTTAGCTAACTCAGCAACAGCAAAAATAAATGTGCCGATGCCAGCTGCAGCAATACCAATACTAGCGCCTAATTTTAGGATTGATGATCCAAGACCCTGAATAGGAGCAGTCGGTTTTTTAGCGGCGTCACCAAAGCTAAATAACTTGGCAACTAACTTACCTAATCCACCATGTGTTATGGCCAAAGTCGCTCCTAGGACAGACAACCCTGACACGATTGCAGTAATCGCCTTTTGACTATCAGTCATTGATGTAGATGCTTTTTTAAACCAGTCTGCAAACCCACCTAGTAAGTTCCCAGCCCACTCAACAGCTGGGCCAAAAATACTTCTAAGTGCTGATCCAATATCGTTAACAAAATCACGAAATTGAGCCGATGATTTATATAGTTTAACAAAGCCAGCCACTAATAAAGCAATCCCAGCAGCTACAACTAGCCAAGGCAGTGCCTTTAATAAGCCACCAGTTAGCTTAGCTTCACCGTTCATCGATCGCAACGCAGCCATTGCTGTTTTTGTGCTTGCCGTAAACTGCATCATTTTACCGATCACAACTAAAATAGGGCCTGCCGCAGCGGCAATACCCAAAGCAACTAAAATGAAGTTTTGTACAGCCGGACTAGCATCGAGAAACTTACCAATTAAATTTGAGATTAAATCAGCAACGCGCCGTATAGTTGGTGCCATTTTATCGCCAATTGCAATGGCGGCAGATTCAAAGGCGCCACCTAACTGTTCGACAGCAGATTTTGCATTATCCTGCATGATCTTAGCCATATCCGCCGCAGAACCTTTAGAGTACTTCAAGGCTTTAGTCAGTGACGATAGCTTACCACTCTGTGCTTGCAGCAAGACGTTCATCGCCCGACCGCCTTCCATGCCGTAAATCGTGGCTAAAGTGTTCTGCTTCTGCTCATCCGTCATCCCTTTTAACTTGCCTTTTAATTCGGAGACCTGCTTAGCTAATGGTTTCATTTTGCCGTTGGCATCGTAAGCGCTAAATCCAATTTGCTGCATTGCTTTTTTAGCCTCAGCTGACGGACTCTGAACACGCATCAATGCTTGGGCTAAAGTAGTACCAGCCGTGCTGCCTTTAATACCTGCATCTGATAACACACCGATTGCTGCTGCAGTCTCTTCGAGTGAAAGACCAGCAGCGTGGGCTTGTGGTGCGACATACTTCATGGCATCGCCCATATCACTCGCTTCTGCATTCGTTTTAGCCGCAGCTTCCGCGAATACATCGGCAACATGGCTGGACTTGCCTGCTGATAAACCAAAAGCGTTTAGTGATGTTGACATGTTATCAGCCGCTTTTGCAACGTCACCACCGGAAACAGCCGCTAAATTAAGAACTCCAGGCATGGCTTTCATAATCTGCTGAGAGTTCATGCCGGCCGATGCTAAGTTTTCCATGCCCTCAGCTGCTTGCTTTGCACTAAAGGCCGTTTTAGCCCCTAACTTAATTGCTTGATTTTTAAGCGCACCCATCTGCTTGCCGGTCGCACCAGAAATGGCTTGTACTCGGCTCATTTGAGCGCCAAAATCCATTGATGTTTTAGCCGCAGCTACGGCCATTAAACCTAACGGCAATGTAACGCCCTTAGTTAACTTAGAGCCGATTCCTTCCACCGTTTTACCGACGTTGCCTAAGCTTGTTCTAGTGCCCAACTGAAAAGCGTCCACAGCATTAGAGGCATTACGAATGGTACTACTAAAACTGCTATCAACGGCGCTAAGCACCGCTGTTACACTATAGCTTTCCATTGTTTTCCTCCTTCCTGTGATAATATTCGTTCAATCGCTGATTAACAATCTCAGCCTTACGCCGTTGTTCATCTTTAAGACGTTGCTTTTCGTCAATTACGCGGCCATTAGCGTGCTGCAAGGTGATTTTTCGAATGATCTTTTCGTCGTCGTAAAATTCCTTAAACTTGCGAAACTTGGCGCGTTTGCCGCTACGATCAGTTGCTTGTACCATCTGATTAGCCCACGCTTGTATGTGGATTAAGCGTTCTTGATCAATATTCCGTAGCTGAGCAGCTTCCAGCAAAAGATCATATTCATCGAGTGTTAACTGGCCGATCTCGTCGACAGTTGTCAATCCAAATAATCGTAAGCCAGTTACGATCATACTGTGATAAACATTTTCACTGTAATCTTCAGGCTTTAATTTTCGTCCTATTCGTTTTGTTTCAGTGCCGCCTGTGCGGCTGTCACTTTTGACTTTGTGGCGTTCCCCTCAGATAGTTCCTTAATTACTTCATCAAAAATTGGTTCTAGATCATCTAGACTTTCAAGGTATTCGTCAATATCGTCTTGCGTGACTTTGACCTTCATCGCCTTATTAGCGCAATAAAGATAAGTGGCTAAATATTCAGGGTAACCAGCTAAGATTTGTGTTAACGATAAATCTAAGCCCAAGCCAAATTTAATATCGTTCTTTTCCATGTAATAATGTTTGTCTAACTCACGCAAAAAGCGAATTCCAAACTTAAATTCAACATCTTTACCATTAATTTTTAATTGCATTATATTTTCCTCCATTAAAAGCCGCCCCACTAGGTATTGTGTATTTCTTAGGCGACAGTTATATTATTTATCCAGCTGGTGCTGGAGTTGGGGTATCTGCAGCAACGCCATTGCCTGTAGGGTCAACTTCAGTTACCGCATCTAAGCCACGGAACGCATAGGATAACGCGTCTTTCGTGTCTTGTGATAAAGTGACCCAACCATCAACAGGTACACCGTCAATCGAGAATGATGCATCACCTGTTGAGTTGTCATCTGCATCGTTATCGGATTCCATTTCATTAACCTTGCCACGCATATAGCGGGCAAAATATTGACCTGAGGCGTTCTTTTTAGCCAGATTAACTTCCCAAGCTTCTACCGGTAAGTTGTCTTTGACCGAACGCCATAACAGATCATTCATTTCATCGTCAGAAGCGATATTTTCAACTTCTAATTCGGTTTCAGCCGGTGATGTCGTAGCAACATTCCCGTCTTTTGTGGCAGTTGAGTCACTACCACGGCTGATTGTTAACGTATGTGTTGTTTGCAGTGCTAAACGCATTGCTGACTGTTCTGCAGCTTTAGCTAATTCCCGCAGAAAAATAACTTTATCCATGCCTTGTTCGGCAGTAAATTCATTGGCCATTTATAGCCCTCCTTATAAAATTCTGTATTCTAATTCGATGATGCTATGCCATAATGTTGTATTCGGCACTGAGGTGTCCTTTATCATTTGCTTTGAGCATCCCTTGACGTTAGCAGCGATACCGTAACTCGTTGTGCGTCTCAAATTAATTGAGCGCATAAAAATAGCTTCCGTCATTTCCGACAAAAGCTTTCGTTGCTTCCTACAGCCGAATAATTCGATTGTGGTAAATAATGATCCAACTAATCGATCACCAGCCGCTCGTGGTACGAGTTGCACGTCGCCAATTTGTACAAACGGATAAACAGCACTTTCAGGTGGCCGCACATCATAAGTTTTGTAATTTAAAGACTGAGATAGCGCATATAACGTGTCGAAAAGGTCTTGATCAATTGACTTAATAGCAGACACCTCACTTCATAATGTTACGGATTTCCCGAATATAAGCACCTTTAACTTGATTATAAGCTGGTTTTAGTGCCGGCTGAGCTTCCATAAACCGAGTTCCTTTTTCAAGATACGGATCATAATCTTTCCCCATACCAACTTCACCCGTCAAACCACCGTCATAGATCTGCATGCCTATCGAGCGGCGTGTTGCACCTGTGGAGTAGCCTTTGGTGTACTGTGCTTTTTGCACGGCGACACCGTGTAGCTGTGTCGTTTTAGCTGTGACCAGCTTTTTAATGCCGTCCATGCCAATCCGCTTTTCAAGCCCACGTGCTAATTCCTTTGAGCCTAAAATTTTCATCTTAGCCATGACTCTCACCTACAATCAAAGTATTGCTTTTAAGTGGCTTCCGTGTCGTTACTTTTACATAATGCGCATCACTGTCAGGTAGTGTTAAATACGTCCAATCAGCCAACTTTACGCCGTTAGCAAAGCGCAAAACTTTGTTGGACGTGTCCAGATCGCCAAACAGCTCCATAGCGCGGCTAGTACCCACATCAGTCACATTAGCCAAACGGGTAAATGAAGTTTTATCTTCGTCATACTCGCCTGTGACCGGATTATAAACGTTGCCGGCACCTTCATGGACAAAGGTGACTAGTGCGTCGTAGCGCATCAGCTACCACCCCCGTATCCACTGATAAAACGAACACCAGACTTATTGCGCTGATCATCGTTAGCATTGATCCAGTCAGCAATGTCATCGGCAAATTCGGCAAAGTCATCATCACTATAAGTGATCGATTCGCCCTCTTGACCATAGGACGCCATGCCCTCGTTTTTAAGCCGGTTAAATCGCTTAATGGATACTTCTAGTACAATGTAACCAAGTTCATCAGGTACCGCTTTTGCGACCCCCTTGAGCTTAATCAATAATCGTGCTGCCGAGTTAGATGTGATCTTATTGATAGTCTCTTCTTGAGCGTTAAACACCGCATCATCAAGCATTAATAACGGTCTAATCTCAGTTACATAATCCATGCAATCACCACCTATTTAGCTGGCACTAGGGCTAGTAAATCCGCCTTAGTCGTCTTACCCGTATGATCAATACCATGAGCGTCTAACCAGGCGGTAATCTCAGCGACAGTATTAGCGTCAGTCGGTTTTGTTTCTCCGGCTGGATCAAAGTTTGTGGCGCCACCATCAGCCGGTGGCGTTACGCTTTTGGGCTGTTGATGCCACCAACTACAAACTTAGGATCAATTTTAAAGCGATAATCGACAACCCCAATATTCCGTGGATCACCGACAATGCTAAATAATGACGTGGAAGATTCATTATAAGTGTTGATACCAACGTTTGCTGCTTTAGTTGTATCCGTAAAGCCGGTCCCTTTAACTTGCATGGACAATACACGGCGGTTGATGACTGCGTTTTGACCGCCATTACCTAGCGCATCACGTTTTGTTTCAACTGCATTAGCTGGTGACGCTAAGCCATAGGCAATTGCGCCGTTAGCGGTAATATAAGCATCAGTTGTGCCATCATCTGCCAGCGGAATTGCATCATCGGTAATAATTTGCATGTTGTTGTAAGTCGAAATTGGCGCACCACCTGTAGATGGTTGAATATCATCGATCAAGTTCTGCTCACGCATTGCACCTAAAGTTGCTGAGTTAACGATTAATTTAACTAATGTCGGTGACGCTACATCTCCCATACGCGAGATTGCAGCCAAGAAATCGCCAGCCTTTAATTCAACAGGTGTTGCTGTACCATAGGATTTAGCCGTTAGTAAATCAGCATTTTTAAATGCGTTAGCTAATACGGCAATGATCAACTTGTTATCTTGAATGTTCCAGTAGGTACTGAACTGTCCAGCGATGGCTTCTGCCACCGGTGATCCCGTCGTTAACGCACCGAAATCAGTGTAGCCGAAAGCCTGTGCTTGGTACATCTTAATTGCGTTAGAGCTTTCAGTCGTCAAGTCGTTAACTGCAATATCTTTGCTGTCATTCCACGTTTGGACATCGGCGCCGAGTGGCATCATAGCGGGAATCGTAATAAACGTTCCACCTTGTAATAATTGTGCTTGAATCAATGGGTCGTTGGTTAAAATACCACTAGTTAATAAGCGATTAGTGGCGGTAGATTTTTCGATAATATAATCAGCAAATACGACGGGTTCAATTAATTTCGATTTGTCGGTTGCTCCAGTAAATTCTGGCATTTAAGTTTCCTTCTTTCTATTTTTGTTGGCGCAATTGTTGATAAAGCGTCATATCCTCGGATGCTAACTGACTACGCTCAGCTAAAGACATATCCTTTAACTTCTTCGTGGTACCGCCGGTTGGTGCATCCTTCGGCGTGGTTCCAGCTAAGAGTTCTTTGCGTGCATCTTCACGCACCAATTGGATATAAGTCACAAAAGATTTAACGTTGGCCAGCGTTGCCTTGTTGTCATCCGACACCAGCCGGTCTAACACATCAGATGGCACGTTCATCCCACTGCTGACTAGCACATCTCGGGCTTGTTCAGTGATATCACGACGCTTGATCTGTGCTTCAAGGGCCGCAATTCGTTCATCTTTTTCGTCCTTTGGTGCTGGTTTGTCAGGGTCTTCACCCTTTTCTAATCTGGCAATTCGTTTTAACGCATCATCAAGTTGATCCTTATACTCATTTTTCTTAGCTTGTTCTTCGCCAATCCGCTTTTGAAGTTTTTCAACAATTTTATCCGCTTTGTTATCATCTGACTGCGCATTATCAGTATTTTCAGTGGATTCATTGTTATTTTCTTCATTTTCAGCTGGCTTTTGGACTTGATCCTTCTTTTCGTCTACTACATCTGCCATAAGGCCCTCCAGTTTAACGTCTAGGGAGACAATCTCCGGTCGTTCTTTTAGCCCTGCAGCACGGGAAAAAGGGCGTAAAAATAGCGATGAACTTCATCGCTCGATCAATCAACGTGTTTTAAATCGGTTCTAGAAATAATTTTTGCTGCAATCTCTTCATACTTTTTAACTGCGTTCGGGAAAACTTCTTTAGTAAGCTTAAGCGCTTCTGGGTTTGCCACTAGCTCAGAACTCAATTCAGCAAAAAATTCCATTTCTTGATTTCCGGCTGTCTGCCAATAAGAATACCCATGACCAGATTTCATTGGCTTGTTATATTTAATTGGATCCACCGCTTCAATCATGTCTGATAAATCAGATGTAATTTTAGAATCCAGTTTTTTCCATTCAGCAATTTTAAACTCAAATGCTTTTTCAGCTTCTTGTGTAGCAGAATACCAATCATCCTTTTTCTGTACCCATTCTGCATAATTCTTTGAATTTTTTCTTGGCCGTTTGCCTAATCCTTCCAGAGTTGGTAAATCACCATAAACGTATTTATGAAAATCGTTTTGTAGCGTTTCTTTTAATTCAACCGTTCTACTTGGCTGTAAAGCTCCAATTTTAGACGGTTTTGAATCCAAATAATGCGCCGTTTCATGGAAGAACTGCTGCATTTCTTCTTGGTGTTCAGCAGTAAATTGCTTAGAAGTCATATGAATGCCGTTTGCATTAGTCCACGGCTTACTTGCATCTTTAGTAGTGTAGTAAAGGTTCTTACCTTGAGTTTCATACTGTCTTTTAATAATATCCGGTGCTCCTGCTAATTTATCAACAGCTTTATTCCCCAGTGTTTTCCCATACATATCAAATAAATTTGATTGCTTTAACTCATTAACAAGTTCATTACTTTCTGACTTTTCGCCAGTTAAATCAACATTGGCTGTGTATGCTGCTTTAGCACAACGGCAATTCGGATGCGCTGGAATCATCGGTACATCATCAAGCTGATAAATGCCATGGTTATAACTAGAGATATCACGGCATTGCTTACAAGCGCTAGGCTCAGCAACCCATTTGACTTGTTTAACGCCGTACTTTTTAAACATAGCCATGCTGGCAGCGTCCTGCACCCTAGCCGACTCTGTTCTTGCCAATCGCTCGGCAATGGCGGTACGGTTCTGTACCGTCTCACTAAGTAGTGGCTTTAACTGCCGTGCAATAACACGTGGATTTAGTCCTTGCACCATAAAACGATTAAGTTGAATACCGATCGTTGCTTGTAATTCAGCCATACTGTCCCATAAACGGCTAGACCAAGTTGCTTTTTGCCATGACCCATTAACGACTGCATTAACTCGGCCGACTAAATCTTCATTGCGGTCTTGCCCAAGAATCCCAGCTTGTCGCTTGATCTCGTCCAAATAATCAGCGGTAAACTTTTTCTGTAGAACAGCTTGCTGCTCATTTCCAAGTGCAATCAGCTGTTCGCCAACTTGAGACTTAAGCATTTCAAGTCGGTTGATCCGCATAGTAGCATTGTAAAGCTTGAGCTGCTCGTTAGCTTCCTTGGAAAAGTCTTTAAATGCTACAAGCTTCTTGGCTTTCTTACTAAAAGCTTGCACATCCTCAGCAGCCACACGCTTCATTGCTTCTTGCTTTGTTATGCCGTTAGCACCGGCATAACGCATATAAAACTGATCAATTTGACTGTTAATATCGTTTAGTGAGTCAGCATACATTTGTTGCAATTGTTTATTTAAATCGGCATCATTACGCATATTGCGGCTTATCCAGCTCTGTTCTTGATGCTCGCGTTCTTCCCAGTAGCTACGTGCCATAATTAGTTACTTCCTGCAATGTCATGTAATGCCTGCGAGACACCACCCATCAGGCTAAAAGTAGTGATCTTAGAGTCGGCATTAGTTGCCCACCCGCCAAAACTAACGGTATTATCATCACCATTAACATATTGACAGACAACGGCAATTCCTTCTAGGTGGCCATCATTTCTGGCCTGGATCAGATCACTGATCACATCATCAACGGTCAGTGCTCGACCCTTTTCTTGGTGCTTGTCGCTGATTGCTGTCAACTTGCTTTTCTTGCTCATCTGATTTGCTCCCTTCATAGTCGGTCAGGCTGGCTGACATAGCCGCTTTTACTTTAGCTTGATTTTCCTTATCCATTTTTTTAATCTCAGCTTGTGGATCATCAACAACTGATAAAGTTTTA